ATCAGATTTGGCAGAAGTACGTGCAGCTATAGAAACTGATAGTTATATTAAAGTTGCGTTAGATAAAACATTTCAATTAATATTCAAAGCTGGCTATAAATTATCATCTAAAAATGAAAAAGCCGTTGAATATTTGAAACAACGTCTTGCTATAATGTCTTTTGGTACTGGTGTCCCTTGGGATATTATGTTGGAAGAATTAGCTCGCGACTTAGTTTTTTATTCTAATGCGTTTTGGGTAAAAAGTCGTATCGATAAAGTTATGGGTGGACTTCAAACCAAACCTATTTTAGGTAAAAAACCAGTAGGGGGATATTTTAGAACCGATCCAACTACAATAGAAATTAAACGAGATAATTCTGGAACAATCAAAAGTTATAAACAGCAAGAAGGTTCAGAAGAAAAGGAATACAAAGCAGAAGACGTAATTCATTTCTACATCGATAGAGAAGCTAATAATAACTTTGGTACTCCAAGAGTATTAGCTGCATTAGAAGACGTTAGAATTCTACGTAAAATAGAAGGAAATACGTTATCATTAATCTATCGTTTTACCATTCCTCTTTATCAAATGATTATAGGTTTGCCACAAGAAAATATGATGGCAACCAAACAAGAAATTGATGAAGCAAAGAATGAGTTAAATAAAATGCCATTAGATGGTATTATTATAACGAATGAACGTACTGCTTTCAAAGCTATTGGTGCAGAAGGTAAAGCTATCGATGTAGCACCTTACTTAGCATATTACGAAAGACGTGTTTTCACCGCACTCAATATGTCTGAAGCAATGATGGGACGTGGAGGAAGTAAACAAGATGCAGACTCCATGGAAGGTATGCAGCATAATACCGTTAAATACTATCAGCGTATGATTGCAATATTCATAGAAAACTGTGTATTTAACGAGTTATTATTAGAAGGCGGATTCAATCCTATCTTTAATCCAGACGACTGGGTCTCATTTGAATTTAATGAAATTAACTTGGATACTAAAGTTAAAATGGAAAACCATGAAATACTTAAGTATCAAAGTAATGCAATTACATTTGAAGAAGTGCGTAGAAGTCTTGGACGGGAAACTGAAGGCGTCGATGAAAATCGTCTATATAATAATATGATAACCACTAACGGACAAATTGCTTTAATTGATGCAAAAGTTAAAGCAGAAGGTTCTGTTGGTGGAAACATCAAAAATGGAAAAACTCCTTCTGGTAAACCATCTGGAGAAGCTGCTAGTATAAGCAGCCCAACAAACCAAAATGGAACTACTTCAGCTAAAGTTAAAGAATCACAAATGAATATAACAGAAGCTGACAAAGGCATGGCTCGTCAACAGAAAAAAGAGCAACACGAGCAAGAATATCGAGAAACTTTTAAAAAAATGTATAAAAAATACGAGACCATGCGTAATGAATGTAGTGAAAGAGGTAATTTTTCTAAAGAAAGCGTAACTAAATACACGGCAGAATTGCAAAATATTCTTAAAATGTATCTTCTAGATTCTGCAAAGCAGGGTTACGCACATGCACAATTATCGGACCATCGAGTAGAGTTAAGCGATATTAACATAGAGTGCGATGACGTAGTTCATGCCGCTGATCTATCAGTTGAACGTTTTGTCAGTGACCTATCAACTAAGACCAACGTCAAGGATTGCGACATCCAAAGTGTATTTGACTTTTTAGAATATCGTTTACGGTTTATATGTGTAAACTTCTATCAAAAAGCCTTTAATTATGGAGTGGTTAAAGGCTACGCAGTACAGGGCGTAAAAACACTTCAATTAGACCTCACCGATGAACATAAAGATCGCAAGTCTACTATTAATACCGATAATTTTGATATAGATTCAATTCCTCCTTTCTCATCATACTGTTCCTGCAGTATTAAAAAACCTAAACAAAGGAGCAAATCATGAGTCTCTTACTTAAGGAATATTGTGGATTCAAACCTGTTAAGGATAATGGAAACGCAATAGAACTAAAAGAAGCAGCATTCAACGACTTGACAACACCTGCAACGGGAACATTGATGGTAGAAGTCGAAGGAATACACTCGCATCCGTTTAGTACTGGTAATTTTACCCGTTATATGCCAGAAGCTCTAAAAAAGAGCGTTCCCGCATGGACGCATCCATACTTAAAACCATTGATTAAGTTCCACAATGATCAAAATGGAAGAATTATTGGACGCGTATATAATGCAGAATATACGGATAAAACCAGTGTTGAAGGTGCCGGTGGTCTGATTTTTACAATTGCGGTCCCCGACCAGGAAGCGGACAAAGATGTTCAAAACCGCTTGTTAGAAACAGTATCGATTGGCATTACTGCCACCGACGTCCGCTGTAGTGTATGCGGTGCCCAAATAGAAGATGAGCATGAAGGATGTCCTAACGGGCATACTTTAGGTTCACTATATGAAGGGCAATACTGTTTCTGGGACATTTACGCATTTATCCCAAAAGAAGTAAGTTATGTAATTATACCATCAGATCCTTATGCTAAAAATATCCGTACTTATCGTATAGGCGATAAAGGTATTCAAATGGCCGCAAGTGATAATGGTATAAAAGGAATTCCCCTACAAGAAGGGTCTGGAGGAAATAGTCCTACCGAAATGAATATTGAAGAGTTAAAGAAAAAATTAGCCGAAGCAGAAGCTAAGATCAAAGAACTCGAAGCAAAGCTTGCTGAGAAGCCTGAAGAAGACGTTGAAGCTATTAAAGCTGAAAACGAAAAACTTAATAAGACTATCGAAGAAATTAAAGCTGAACTTGATAAGTTAAAAGAATCTAGCAATGCAGATAAAAAAGCCGTTGAAGATGCTAAAGCAGCTAAGGCTAGCGCCGAAGAAGAAGCTAGCAAATCCAAGGCTGACGTAGAAATTCTTCGCAAAGAAAAGGAAGATGCCGAAGCCAATGGCATTAAAATCCAAGAATCTTACCGTAATTTTGTAACTGATACACTAAATAGTTATCGCAGAATTTTAGGCAAGGTCGAGCTTAAAGAAGAAGAATTAAAAGATCGTGCTATAGATTCACTAAATGATTCAATAGCTGATTTACGTAACGAGATTGCCTCTTTAAAGAAAGTAGATCTGAAAGAAGATCTTCATGTTCCTAATCCGGTTTTACCGCCTAAGGATAATAAACCGAAGAAAACAGAGCATGACTATCGTCAAACAGATTTAACAGAGGGCTTAGAATCTCTCTTACGCCATATAGTTTAATTTTTTACTAAGGAGAATACTTTAGAAAAATGGCTTTACAACCAAATGATTCCTTTTACACAAAGGATATACTTCAGCCTGGTGCTCATGGCGAACAATTCGTAGCCAATTTACCTGGGTATCGTTCTGACGAAGCTCGTATTAATCGTACGAACAATCGTCTGAGCATGACTGCACATGACGTGCCAAGCATTAAATATGATTTCGATGATCGTATGCCAGTATTATTCCGCTATGGTTTCGCATATGGTTTCAACCAAATCGTAGTTCCTAAAGGACGTATCGTAGCCGTTGATCCTAATATGTCTACCGTAGATTTCGAGACGAAAGTACCTCATAATGTTTTAACATTAGCTAATGGTGGTGTTCCTGTTCGTCTACGTAAAGATACTGATAAATATATCACCGTAGTCAACACAGCCGCTGGAAGTGGAAAATCTTTAGATATCGTTTCTAATGAAGCTTCTAATAAAGTTGTTGCCAATGTTGGCAAAGACTGGGTTCCACTGGTTGGCATGACAAATGCTTATACAGTTAAATTATATCGTCCATTTGTAAAATCTGAAACTCAAACAGATGATCAAAATAATGAAGTAACCGTTACTTCCTTTAATTCAGCTGCTGCTCAGTTAGACGCTGCCGGATATGAAGTAAACGTTGAAACTGGTCGCGTTGTTAATAAAACTACTCACGTAGTTGATGACACAGTCCGTGTTGGTAACATTCCTATTGGCATGATCGAACGTAACGAATATACTCGTGATATCGATGCTTACAATGGAATTATGCCAGGTCCAATTCGTACCGATGCATTAGTTGAAATGCCTTGGTTCGCATACAAAGACAAAGCTGAAAATAATCTGTGGGGTTCAGTATATGGTTTACTGTTACCTGGAGATTTACTAAAATCTGACGAAAATGGACGTATTACAAAGAGTCCGTTAAGTGATCCTGCAGCCGTAGCTTCTATGGATATCGGTGAATATGAAGCTGAACGTCGTCAAGTAATTGGTGAAGTTTATGCTACTTCAAAAGCACTGTTACCAGAAGGTTCTGCTAAATGGGCTACTTGGGCTTTAGCTGATCGTCTGAATTACGAGGAATTCAATCCTACCGTATATCGTCAAACAAACCGTCGCAATGAAGATGCGATCAATAATAGTCCATTCAATTCTACTGGCGAATATCCTGGATATCCATTTGAACAGGGCTTCAATAACAGTAACCTACATATGTTAGGTGCTAACCTGCGCAATGGTAACTACGATCCTCGTATGGATGCTGAATGGCAGTATTCAGAATTAGGTATTCCTGGATTAACCGATGGTTACAATGCCGTAGTTCAAGAAATGCCTGAAATGAAGGGTGGAGAAATCCATAAACATGATGATAACGTTAAGTATATTAAAGAATACTTCCGTCTAAATCATGTTAACGTTATTGCTGATACTTTACAAATTAAAGCCAAAGACGCTACTGGAACAGATATGGGAACTTGGACCAACTGTGTTGAAGGTGCGACATTTGCTTCTGGTAACTTAAAAGTTACTTATGTAAATGCTTTAATGGGTATCGTAGAAGTAGAAGTTGTTGAAAGTGCTCCAGATACATATAGCATTGATAGCTTAAACGCTAACCAATTCCCTGTATCTGTATACTTTAAATATTCAAAACGCGGCTTAGCTGGTGTACCTACCTGGATGGATTGGGACGGCTGCGTAGGCTCCGTACACGTACTATTAACGAAATAAAATTAAGCGGCCAAGGGAGGAAGGCTCCTCCTCCTGGCCGACCCCCCTACCGTTTAATATATAATTTATGAGGAGATATTTTATCTAATGAACATTCGCGAAATGCTCGAAAAGAACAATGCATTACGTAAAGATGCTATTGCTCAATGGGCAGATTATGAAAATAAAAAAGGCGAAAAACCAAAAGTAGAAGTTGGCGCCTTTGATATGATCGAAAAGATGTGCCTGAATTCCTTAGGCGATTTCTCCAAAGGACGTGTAACCGTTCAGGAAACTCTACATTCTACAGATGTAGTTAAATTAATCCCTAAAGTAATTGAAGGTAAATTACGCGAAGCTGCTGAACCTGTCTATTTAGCAACTCGCTTTATGAAAACAGTCAGTGTTGCCTCTGGAAACTCTGCAGTATATACAATTCCTATTGTTGGTGAATTAACTGCTCATGAAATTTCAGAAGGCGGACGTTATCCAGAAGAATACATTGATTTCGCTACCATGGAAAATGGTACGTTCGAAATCCGTGTAAAGAAAATTGGTTTACGCGTTTCCATTACTGAAGAAGCTGTTACCGACGGTGCCTGGGACATCATGGGCATCAATATTTCTAAAATGGGCCGTGCCATGGCTCGTTATAAAGAAGAGTTATGCTTCAATGCATTCTCTGATCACGGACATCCTGTATTCGATAACGCTATCCGTGCTCAAAAACCAAATGCTGGAACCTCTGGTCGTGCTCAAGACGGTTCTTACAACGATACCTTATCAGTTGAAGACTTCTTAGACTTAGTTCTAGCTTTAATGGGACAAAATCGTGTTCCTACCGATGTTATTATGCATCCATTGACTTGGGTTGTATTTGCTCGTAATTCTATGATTGGCAACGGATTAACATTCGGTGCTATGGGCGGAGCTCAGATGCATCCATGGGGTGCTACTCAAGGCACTGCTGGATTTGCTGGCTTATCTGCTGACCAAGGACCTCAGAAGTTAATTATGACTCCAGATCAGGTTCAGAATCGTCTGCCTATGCCAATTAAGATTAACTTCAGCCCATTTGTTAAATTTGATAAAGTCAACAAGAAATTTGACATGTATGTTATCGATGCAAACGAAGTCGGCGTAATCGCTCAACGCGAAGCTTTAACAACCGACAACTGGACAGATCCAGAACGTGATGTTCGCTTACTAAAGTGTAAAGAACGTTATGGCGTTGGCATCCAAGATAATGGTCGCGGCATAGTAGTTGCTCGTAACTTAGCCGTTGCTCCTACTTATCCAGTTCCGCCAACTGTTAAAGTTCAGACAGAATCAGTTTAATTAACTTAACCGTGGCGGGGTCAAAATGATCTCGCCACATTTTTATTATAGAGGTACACATGAGTAAAAAAATTGCTGAAGTACGTTTAGCTCCTGGTGAAGTAGGATACTATGACGACTATTCTCGTATTTACTTAAATACTTCTCGTACTAATGCCGACATATTTGAAGATACGAATATTAAACAAATTCGTAAAAGTGTAAGATCTGGTCGTCTTCGTCTAGTTTCTGGATCATTAGATCCACAACCTCAGAAAGTAGTTGAAACTCCTAAAACTCAAAAAATAGTTCCAGAAGTTAAAAAAGAAGAACCTGCTAAAAAACCAGTTGAAAAGAAAGTAGTAGTTGAAGAACTAGTTGCTGAAAAAGAACCTGAAGTAATCAACGAAGAAATTAAAATTGAAACTGCTCCTGAAGTTGAAGTAAAAGTAGAAGAAGTAGCAAAACCAGAACCAAGATCAAAACGTCGTTCTCGCAGAAAATCTGAATAATATATAAG